CTGTGTCTCCAGATGCTTTCTTACCAACGTATAGACCTTCACCAGATCCAGTACCACCAACTAAAGAAACGTTAGTATATGTACCTGCGGTATAATCATTACCACCATTCATAGTTGTATAACTATCAACACCACTATCGTTGAGAGTCGTTGATATGACTGGGTTCTTAAGAACTGCTTCTTGATAAACTCTCTTTCTTACATACCAAGTTGTTGTAGATGCTGCATCACTTGGATTGATATCAATATCAATCTTCTCTCCTATTGCAACACCATGTGCATCGGATGTTGTTAATATAGCGACATTATCTTGAACTTTAAATGGATTTAAATTATCACTTAAAGAATTGATTGAAACAATTTTAGATCCAGTAGTATTAATTAAATTAGTACTAGTCAAAAATAAAGTAGTAGAAGCAGAAAAAGTTCCTGTTAAAACCTTAACTTTAACACTATTCTGTTCTGAAGTAGTTTCAAGAACTTCTCCTGTAGCTACAGATGCATTAACACCATCACTTAAAGATAAAACAGCAGTCTTACTATAAGAAGATTTTTTATCTAAAATAAAATTCAATACCTTAGTATTTGATGATAGTACATCTGTACTATTAAAGGTTCCTGATACTGAACTTAAACCAAATTTCTTGGAAGAGAATACATCACCTACAATCGTACCTGTAGCACCTGTATTTGCCTGTGTAATAGTATCAGCATCAAAAAGATATGCAGTATTACTAAGTTCAACATAAAGTGCCTTAGTAGACTGAGATTCAATGGATGATACTGTTTTTCCCTTAACAGATTCTATTTCTCCAGAAGCCCCAGATCCATCTGTACCACTATCATCAATAACTAACTTATTTCCAACAGAGAAATTGGATCCACTGCTAATAATTGAAGCAGAAGATACAGTACCTCTAGTTACATTCTTAACCCTAGCAATTGTCTTAACACCATTTTTACTAATACCAGAAGTTCTTAATCTATTCGCACCAACTGGTAAATCATCTTGAGATATATTAGAATTGTAATTAGAATCTAATGGTAATGAATAATAGTTCTTTCCTAAGATATATGGAAATCTTGGATCACCAGAAGAATCTACAGTTATAAAATAAGCATAGGTTCCATCAGGATATTCTGGTGTAACACAAAAACGTCCATTATTTTGATCTAGTGTGCCAGATCCATCTGTAAATACCCAATCCTCTATAAATGTTCCAACAGGATATGTTGTTGTAGAAGGACCATCAGGTCTAGTAGTATTACCAAGATAACTAGAAGTCATCTGTGTGACAGTACCAGAACTGTCTAGTGGGTCTGTATAACCATAAGCACCATATATGGGGTTACCATCATACGCAAACCCCAAAATAGGTGAATGGGATGCTCCTGTATCATTTACTCTTAATGTAGTAGGAGATGCATAATAAGCATATCCATTTCCTTTAGCAGCATCAAAGTTTTGGAACCAATAACCATTTTCAGAATCTAATAAATTCTTATTCTTATAATACTTGTCCTTTCTCCATTCTTTAACTGTTGCAGTTGCAGTTGCACCAGAACCTACAGGAATTATCTCAACAACAATATTTTCTTGTGTATAATAATTACCACCATTTATTTTATTAAAAGAAGTAATAGCACCAGAAACATTTACTGTAGTAGTGTATTCAGCAAATCTACCCTTCCCTGCTGAGTCTCTAATTCTAACAATGGGTGGTGAAGAATAATATTCACCAGCATCATTAATAGTAATACTAGTAACTACTCCATTAGTAACAACAGCAGTTCCAGTAGCATTTCTACCAGAAAGAATTTCTATAGTAGGAATACTGGTATACTCACCTGCATTAGTGATAGTAATTGATTCTACAGTTTGTCCAGAACGAATTGAAATTGCTTTATTTTTAAGGCCATTAACCAACACAAAAGGATCATCTTTATATCCATTTCCTTTTGAAGTTATCGCAATCTTTTGTAATGGTCCATCTAAAATATAGTCACTATCCTTATATCCTGCAAACGGTATACCATTAACAGCAATACCAACGTCTCTGTACTTAGTCTCATATATCTCAGTTGTTGAGATGGGTTTCTTTCTAATAATCTTTAATGATTTTTGATCTGCTACATCAACAGGAGGGTTTGCTGCAACAGCATGTGAAGGCCATCCAGAAGACGCTATGTAGTATCCTTCCCCATCCTCATAGATCGCTGCTACATTGGTGTTTAAATCGCTCAGAGCAGGGACTTGGACTGATCCAGTAGTCTGAATCCATCTGAGGTTATTTTGAGAATCAAAGAGTCTTACATCACTTGTTGTAAATCCTGGTTCGGATATTTCAAGAATATCACCTATATTAGAATAAGGTGCTTCTGTCTTATTGGTTACATTATAGAATATTCCATACACAAGTAATTCAACACCAGAACCAGAAACATTTGCTCCATATGTAACAGCAGTTCCTATAGGATAAGTTGAAGTACCTGCTCTAGTTTTAATAATAAACTGATTAACATTCTTATCTTCAAAAGTAATCTTATCACTACCGATATTAAGTTCACCTTTCTTACTCCACCCCATTGTGGATTCAACATCAATTCTATCACCTATAGTATCACTAGTAAGAATAGACTTTGTTAGTTTAGTTCTAGCAGCTGTGGAAAACTCTCCATTTACACTTGCTTCATTAAGTATGATTTCATATAGATCCTCCCCATCATATGTGCCATCAAAACGTACATTGTCAACAATAGCAGAAGCATGTGTACCACTGGTTTGTGTGATCTTTTTACCAATAAGATCTTCTACTGTACCAGAGAGAACTTTAACTTTAAGTGAATAATTATTGACCCAAGTTGATTCTGAGCTCTTTAAAGTAAACTCACGTGGATATGCAACCTCTGGTTCTGGATCATCTTTAACTAAACACTTAAATAAAAATTTGATAGACTTATCTGTTCCCTTTGATTGATAGAATGAACTTATATTCTTAATAAGTGTTCTCTTATCTACCGCATCATTTAAATATTCTTGTGGAAAATCTGTAAGATACTCATTTTCAAAATTTTTAATTAATGCATATAAAAATAAATTACTAATATTGAGTACCTGAGATCCATTGGTATGACTGGATGCTTGGGTAGTAACAAATGTAGATGCGGAATAAAGATCACCTAATTCCGTATTACCACTTACACCACGACTAACTTCTTTAAATTGAGTATCTGTTCTACTCTTATAAAAACAAATCTCATCATCTATTTTAATATATCCACCATTTTTAGGGAATGATGAAGCATCTACTACATCTATTGTAGTATCTCCAACATTTACAACTCCATTTACACTTGTAGATTGATTTAAAAGATTATTCTCATAGAAATCAATATCACGATAAGTTTGAATATTTGTTATAACATCATAAGGTTGTCCTTGAAGTTCAAGCTGCTCATAATACTTCTGTATGAACTTTCCAAACAGTTCATACTCTTCGTTGATAAAATCAGGTAATTGTTGATCAACTAAGAAGGAGATCTTATTTGCAGTCTTTAGCATCCCTACTCTTCTTTATAAGCGACAAATTTACTCTTTGATATATCTACATCTAAATACATCTCACGCTTAACTTCAATATCCTTGTTTGCTGGTTTTACTCTTAATTCAATACGATTATCGGAAAAACTACCTTTCAAGATTGTAAAGTTACTCATTGTTATCTCACCTTTGGTGTAATCAATAGTTCCTACTGAATCATTCAATAGAACTTTCTCACCAGTTATAGAATCTAGTCTATATAGGACTAATTTGCCATTTCTATCTTCTAAGTATGAAGTAACTGTGGGAAATTCAAAGGTTGTCATACCAGTTGATGAAACTACAGGATTATTGCAGTCAATATAAAAAGGATTCTTATAACAAATTTCATAATATGAAGATGCATTTATTTGTGCTATAAAATCCTTTCTCATAGTAACATTAGTATCATTTGAATTTATAGCACGATCTGCATTATCAATAACACTAATAAACTTACTATATCTAAATTTACCGTTAAATTTCTCAGTTCCAGAAGTTTTTAAATACTCTGTTATTGATGTTGAGGCCTTTGCTGCTATCTCAGTAGGAAGTAACTTAGTCTTAGTAGTATTATAATAAATGCTACTTACCAACTCCAAATAAAGAATAGAAGGATCAACAAACTCAGGTCTTATAGAAGCAACAGTATGTTTCTTCAACTTTTCCTTTAAGTCAGTTTTCGTAAACGCTGACAATGCAGCGGCCTCAGTGGGTTTCACGGAAAGAAATACTTTACCATATGCAGGTGGTTCTTGCTCTTCACCACCAAATACAATGATGTCGCTAACTGCTGGATATAGATTTCTAACAATTGCTTTGTAATCATTAGATGTTACTGCTCTATTCTGAGATCCATAGAACTTTGGAGCATTAAATTTAATCTTATCAATACTTTCAATTGCTGCTCCACCTGATGCTATATTCTTTGTTGTTAATGTAGTAATTCCAAATGGTACTGTTACAGGAGTATTGTTCTCATCTACTAATAAACCATTAAATGTAAAGATTTTTGCTCCATTAGTAGAATCTCCATTAGTAATTACGTAACTAATTTCAACAACATTACCATCTTCTAATTTCTCACCAAGTACACCATCACCAAAGAAGATCTCATAATTTTCATCTTCTTGCTCACTGATGAAAAATACCTTATCAGTAGCACCAATATCTAATATATTACTTGCAAGACTATAATCATAAAATACAGTAGAATTGGCAGATTCAAATACTCTTACTTTTACTGTATTTGTATCTACACCAGAATTCTCAATAATAAATCTTTGACTCTTAAGAGTTGTATCAACTGTTGTATTAGTTGTAATATAAGACCCTTCATTTATCTCAAGATCAGTCCAGGTTGCAACATTATTAACAACAGGAATTTTTGTATCTTTTGTTACAACAAAACGATATAAAGAACCATCATAATTACTTACAAACCCACTACCAGCCTTAAGAGTTACTGCTGATGGAGCAGTCCCAGTAAATGTAATTCCAAGATCAACAACTGCCTTTGGTGATGTAATTGATTTTGGTGTATAACCTAGTTGCTTTGCGAGAGACACCACATTGTCCCTAAGAGTAGCAGAATCAAGGAATAACTCATTTGATACCATATTGGTATTAAATGCTGTATAATAGGTATTATACGCCAATACATCAAGTAGATTGCTGATAGCAGACCCCTCAAAGTCATAATCAGTAAAATCTGTTTGTGCTCTCATATATTCTCTGAGAGCTACTTTAATGTCAGCAAAGTCTAAATTGTTTAACTGGGTATATGGCATTATCTCGTCCTATTTAAGACCAACTCCACTTGTACAGGTGGATTATCTGAACCTACTATTACATATGTCATATCAACATTAAAAGAATTAGTATCATAATTTGGAAATGTTTCCATTGATAATACATTAATCCTTGGTTCAAACTCAGATAGAGTATTTCTGATACTTAATTCTATTTGACCTGCTGTTGCAAAGTCTAATGGTTCAAACAAATAACTTCTTATATTAGATCCATAATCAGGGTTAAATGGCCTTTCTCCTTTATTCGTCAACAATAAATTTACAATTGCTTGTTTAATAGCAGAAGCATCCTTACTGACAACTAGGTCACCAGTAACAGGATGCTTCTTAAAATTAATATTAATGTCCTTGAAGGACAACGTGGCCGCCATTTACCGACAATATACGAAGTCAGTAGTTATTTAGCGACTTTTATTAGAAATAGTTTTTATTACCTTTGGTGATTGAGGTAACATGTTAAATGAAATGACTGTACGCTTCATATCTGAGTCGTGTCTAGTCATTGAATGCCATACAAATGAAGGGAAAATTATCATATCTCCTTCACGGACATTTGGAGTATATGTATCGGCAGCATTAAAAAAAGTAGTACCTTGATGTATGGTAGGATCTAAATTGACGTATATCACTCCAGACCAACCATCTCTACCATGATTATGAATACCATGATACATGTCTTTATATGCAGTCTGATACCACATCTGAAAAATATTTAGTTCACCAGTCCTCATTAAAGGACTTTCCAAAAGAACTGGTTTAATAATTTCCGTTACCTGATCCACATAGGCAGGTATTCCTTCTTCAAAGTAATCCGTTATTATATTCTCACCAAAAGCATTACGTAATTGTTCATCTGGTAATAGATCCGTTATTACTTTTTTATTCCTCTTCCAATCAGGTAAGGAGAATTGAAGACATGGAGTCGGAAACATATCATGTCTTTTCATTATACTTTATAAAAGGTATACTTCAAAAATAACTCTTCTCCCTTCTTAATCGGTTTAATCGTCTTCATATAGTAGATTCTACCCGAATCTTGGTCTTCATACCATTTAACGCAATTGGGGTCTTCAGAGTGATTTACGAACCCTCCTAGAGGCGTTCTTATTATCTCGTTATCAACTATCACGTGGGATACACCAAGATACATCATAGCATCTATATCTTCTTTCGCAAAAAGACCTTGACCTGCTATAGGACTATCTTTTACATGTAATTCACTTGGCAATGCTTGATATGTCATTTCGGAGTCTTCGGCGTTCGGAGCGTCAGCGTCCCTGCCCTCTATATCTCTTCCTAGCAGCATTACGAGAAGTTGCTGCAAGCTTTGTATTCTTAGATTTGCCCTGCCTAGTCTTCTTCGCTGGAGGTGCTTGGTAATCTGAGTTATTATATAATGCCATTATGTACGTGTACCTATGAATATTGTACTATACTTCCCAGGGGTTGTCAAGATCCTTGGAGAAGGTACTGCACCAATGCCAGTGACTCCATCGCCTATGACTGGAACGAGAGTACCTTCAAAATAAACTCCCCTTGCTGCTGTGTTGACAATCCCAACAATTGGACCAGTTCTAGGTAATGGTTGTGGAACAGGGGGAACCAAAGGATTGATAGGTGTACCAGTAACATCGGCAGGATCACTATTAGGATCTAATGCAAATATCTTAGATCCACCACTGTAAATGGTATTGTAAGTTTTATCAGTTCCATAATTTGCCTGTAAAGGATATATTGCAGTAGGATTACTACTTGCTGTATCCTGTGTCAATGAATCTACAATATTACCTGTCTCATCTACTGCCACGTTCTACCTCCAACAAACACTCCACAGAATTATGTAGATAGTTAAGTGTCTCAACTATACTCTCATGCTTCTGGGACTTCGGTGGACGGTACATCAATTGTGGTTGCTCTAGCGATGATATCCTCTTCTCCAACTTCGTCAACCTCTCGGACAACTGTTGGAGTGACTCGTTCAACTGCTTTATGTTCAATTGGTTGTCTGCTGTCATTGTCTACTCCTGAAAAACGCTGTGATGCAGCTCCTTCAAACTCATCACAAAACTGTTCAAAGTTTGCCAATACCTTTTCATAATAATTCTCATCTACTGGTAAGTCTCTCATGCCCTGTTCTGATGTGCTTGTACTTCTGGGTAATCTTTAATAGGATTATCAGAATCAGGGAATGAAGCATCTTGTGATAACTTAGCAATTGCTTCTTCTAATGCTATAATTCTAGCACACATCTCTGAAATTATCTGAGTAACCTTATTTAACTGATGCTCATGCATATGAACTGCATAACTCGCATCATTCAATAATTCCTTATGGGCGTTTTCTGAGTTTGGGTGTTCAGTTCCTGTTGGTTGTATATCTTCCAAAGGGTTTCCATATTTATCCATATCTTTAACAAAGGTAGCGGTGAATTGTGGGGGATGTTGCAACATATCAGTTCCTTCCCCACTATAAGGAATTGATTCGCCTGTTTCTAGAAGTCTTCCATCAGGAGCAAAGTTATTGTCATTCTCTCTGGGTATTCCTGTTTCTACTTCTGTATCTACTTCTTCTCCTGCTCGTATTCTGTCATGGGCAGATATAGAGGCCTTTGGATCTAATCCTGGAATTGCTGTGGGCGTTTCGGGGATTAATCCTGGTGTTTGGATTACCTCAGTACCTGGGACAGGATTATTGTGATCTTCAGTCATGTTTTCAATTATGTTGGGGATGTCATCTGCGGTGTATTTTCGCAGCTCGTCTTTTTCAGTCATTTTTTTGCTGGAAAATTTTTTTTAAATTCTAGCATACAAATTGCGAATTTGCAAATACTATTTATAGGTCGTTGGGATACTTTTGTAGACTTTTGAATGGATAGGAGTCCCACTCGGCGACCCCATCGGATCGGCAACCAATAAAAAACCCTGTCATTTGGGACAGGGTGTGAAATCTTAGTGTCTGTCGCTGATGTTCCAACTGCCTCCAGTTGGTGTTTTCAGGTCTTCCCAATTTCGTTGCTGCATTGCTTGGAATGCTGCGAGGACTGCTGGATCTTTCATTGCTGATTCGTTAGCAAGAACACGTCCGTTGAAATAGGATTTGAGTTCGTTTGTTTTGTTCATGCTTTAATTATACACATAAAAATACCCCTTACGGGGTAAGTGTGTGCTAGTTCTTAGACTGGCATAATGTGGGGTCAACCTCGCATAGTTGTGCATTACGCTGGTTAGTGATGCCTTCCATTTTGTTGATGGCATTATGTCCAACGTGCCAACCCCCAAGGATAACGAACAGGATTAATACGTATCGCATTTAAAATCCTGGTGCTATAAGTTCGCATCTAATGCCAGCACCTTGATAAAATGCCAGCATGTCCAACGCCTTCTGATAAGTGTTGAACGTGATACGCCTTCCTTGCCTTTGGTCGTTGGGTGTCCAATAACGGATTGCAGTTGATGTGCTCATTAGATAAAAATGGCGTTAGTTTGAACTTGAGAGACAAGAACAGAATCCTGTCTGAATTGTTTTCTGTATGCTGCTGCGATACAGTTGAAAGTGAGAAGCATGTCTTCAACCTCACGGTCTTCAACCTCAAGATAAAAAATCTTGGTTTGCTCTCGCTTGCCTTTCCAGAGACCTTCGCCATCTATGAAAGTGCCGTACTCAAAATGGGGCATGATTTCAGATTTGATGAAATTGTCCATCATGTGATCGGTAACAGTCCCGTTGTCTGGAATGTCCCTCCCCATTGTCAATTCAAGTCGTTGCATAAAATTCGTTTGAGTACATACGTAGTATAGCAAAAAAGCGAGGGTGAAAAGCATGAGCAGTGACAGTTTGTTTATTGGAACAAGGGACGCATGTAATCTTTAAACTCTTCACACATAGCGGCGGCGAGAATTCGTAATTGCTTCTCGTCTGAATTGTTCCCATCTGCTACGAGTTCATCATAACACGCTTGCCTGATTCCAAGGTCTGTGATATCATACTCATGCAGTTGAACGTGATTAAAAAATGACATAAGTTAAACGTAATCAAAAGGACTGGGTTCGGACACCTTTTCCCAAAGTGTGTCAAATGCTTCGTCTTCCTCTAGGTGTGGCGGCACACCCAAATCATGAACGAATAAAAAAAGATTGACCAAAGCAGATTCCTCTGCCTCGGTCAATGAAAGATTTCTCAATTTGCCTCCTCTATCGCTGCATCTAAAGCGAGTGAGTAAAGTGCTGATTCATCCGAAGGAGTTAGGTCAATGAAAAATTGCTTAACCCAACCTTCAAAAATGTCCTCTGCACGTGCTTCTACAAAATCGGTGTTGTAAGACATCATAAAAAAATGAATGAATTGGATGTGTGAGAATGATCTGGTAATTGCAGGAATTTCACAAGCATCTTTAGACCCAGATCTACGTGTCCACGTTACGAAGGAATTGAACCTCCCCTCACATTATTAATAATACATCATTTTGGGGTGCTGTGGGGTAAAAGTGGACACTTTGCCAACTGTCCTCGGTTTGCAAAAAATCCAGCCGCTTCGCTTACCATAAAAAAAACGGGATTAAATCCCGTTTAAAAAATCGTGCATAGATTCCAGATAATCCTCGTATGATCCGTTGAACCAATCTGGGGCAACTCGTTTAGAATGCCTTTGGGCAGACTCTCGGATTTCTCGTTCTGAGTAACCCTTGTCTAGCAGACCTGAATAGAATTCAGAAATTGTGCTCATGATTTGACCTCTTCAAATTGGATGTTGTGATCTGCATTTGAGATTTTGTCCCAAGTGCGGTTGAATAATTCGTCATCGCTGTGCTCCTCAAAATCCATTGAGTAAGCGAAGGACATGACCTCACAGAGTAGGTCATATTCGGATCCCGTGAGGGAGACTTGAAATTGGTCTTTGATTTCCATATTCTTATAATACACGATTTTGGACACGTGCAGTAAAAAAGTGGACAGTTTGGAGACTGTCCACGATATGTCAAAAAAATCCAGCTGCCTTGCTATTCTGGATATTCTACCTCTAAAACGGCGAACCCGTTTGTATGTGCTTCCAGTGGATCCTCATATTCGGGGTGCTCATCGTAATACTTTAACTCTTCCTTCAGATACTCTTCCCATTCCATGATAGTTACCTCTAGAGATTACATGTTTAATTATAACAAAAATGCCCCACAATTGCAGGGCATTGTTACAACTCGTATGAATAAGTTTGTTCATCTTGTTATACGAAACCCGTCAAAGAACGGGGTGTTCAGGTCGTTTACGTACCATGTAAAATCTTTCTGGAAGATGTGGCAACCTGAGATGAACACATCAAGAATTGCGTTCAATCTTGATTTTGTCGTTGGTGTGTCCCAACCGCATGAACTCAAAACGATGTCACCGTTTGGATCAATCTCAGCAATGCGATTGCCGTGTAATCTCACGGACGTGAACCCTTCAGAATCAACACTCACTGAGGTGTTGGATTTACGCCAGTCTGTGCGAGTCGCAATTGCTGCTTGCATTTGGCGTTCAATCTTGCGAGTCATAAAGTCCTGTGTGATTTACTCTTATAGTATGCCATGAAAAAACGCCCTTTGGGGGCGTTGGTGGACACTTTGTGAACTGTCTACCCTTTGACTAGGGTGACGAGTTGTGCATGATAAGGTTTGACGAAATCAAATCCCTTTCTGAAGTCCTTTGCTAGTTCTTGGATTTCGTACTGATGGATTGCCCACCTAGTGCTTACATCCTTGAGGTAGCGATCAACTGAAATTAGATTTCTTGTTGATGGACGCTTGAGGGTTGTGACCTTTGCCACGGGTTTGCCACCTTTGAAGGTTGTGACTGTGACCTTAGAAACTTGAGGTTTCTTCGC